ACGCACGTCGCCGCGAAGGAGCCCGCCGTGTTGCCGCCGACTTGCGTTCCGGTGGTGCAGGTTCCTGTGAGGGTGGGGGCCGCGCCGGTGGCGACGAGAGTGCGGCTCGCAAATGCAGCCAGGCCGTCCCCCGTGGTGGTTGTGTCGGCGGACCATTCGCCTGAAGCCAGACGGGACAGGCGCACGTCTGTCGTGGAGAACGTGGTTGTCGAATTGGAAATGCCGAACGCCTTGGCGCTGGTCTGAACGAGACCGACGCTCTGCGACTGGTTTGCGTCCAAGTAATTGGAGATATTGAAGCCGCCGCCGCTGATATCTAGGTTTGATCCCCCCACCGTTACGCCGAGGAATGCTCCGATTCCCGCGAAGGTCGCATTCTGCGTGCTGTCAATCGTCAGCGCCGTAACCAACGCATTCTGCGCCGTCCCCGTAGACCCTGCCGGAGCCGTCTGGAACACAATCGAGCCGCCCGCACCCGTGCCGGTGCCTTGCGAGCCCGCGATGGTGAAGTTAGCGCCAGCCGTGTTCGTCGTCCCCGCCACAACCCCCTGAACACCGAGGGTCTGGGCTACGGGGGTGCCGGAGTCGGCTTTGCCTAAGTGCAGGACGTTGTTGGCCGCAACGCCGAAATATGTGATCGCCATCCCGCTGAGGTTCTCGATCCCGAAGGTGTTGTTGTCTGGGCTGATGAGATAAGCCTTAGCCCCGATCTGAATCTGGCCGTCTGCGTGAACGTAAGTAGCGTAGAATTGGCCCGGCATCGTCCACGCCGAGCCGTGTGTGATGCCGAAGTCACCCTGAACCGTTCCGTTTACAGTCAGGCCGAGGCCGGTAGTGGAAACCGAGTACAGGCCCGTGGTCCCGCCGCCCACCACAAGGGCAGGAGCAGCGGCAGAGCCAGCTGGGAACTTATTGACCGCCGTAAACGTCTGAGCCGTCCCCAGCAGCGCGATATTCGCCGCGTCCGACAGCGCCGCCGTCGTGATCTGCGTCCCGTTGATCTGGTAGGTTGATCCGGTCGGAATGGTGAAGCCGGTCGACTTCGCCCGCGCGCATTCCGCCGTTGTCAGGGTGGTGATCGCGGTGCAGTTAAGGAGAACATCCGTCCCGTGGTTCGTCGCCGACTGTATTTCGGAAGTTACAACCTGCAATGCGCCGGTTGAGGTTGTCGGAATCGCCGTTCCGTCGAAGGCGCGTCCCCCGACGCTAAGGAGGATGGTGTTCGATTGAACTGCCGTAGGGGATGCGTTTGTGCCCTGCCAGCGCCGACCAACAAAGAACGCGGAAGCGCCAAACGCGTCGACAGCGTGCACCGCCGCCGTGGCGTCCGTGCCAACCTCTTGGAGGATCGTTCCGGTAGGCGCGGCTTGAGCGGCGGTGGCGTTCAGGTTGATGGTTTGCTTGGCGGTGAACGGGCTCGTGCCGTTATACAGGGCGGCGTTCGCGCTCAGGCGTGCGTCGGCGACGGTGCCAGAGGAGACGTTGGAGCCGTTCAGGCCCGTCAGGTTCGCCCCGCTGATCGCCGGCAGGCTGGCGATGGTCGCCGCGCAGCCCGAGGTCGTCACGTTGCCCGTCAGCGCGGGGAGTTGGGCGCACCCCAGCGTGCCGGTGAGGTCAGAAGCCAGCCCGCTCGCCGCCACCGTCGCCAGCCCCAGGTTGGTCCGCGCCGACGCCGCTGACGCCAGGTCCGACAGGTTCGAGGCGACGTTGGCCGGGGTATAGCCGAGGTTCGACAGCGCGGCGCCGGCCGCCAAGTTGCCAGCTGAAAGGGCCGTCCCCGACCAATTCGAGTTGTTGATGCTGTTCAGGGTCGCCAGCGAACCGAACGCCACGCCGTTGGTCTTCAGCGCGGTCGGGTTGGGGTACGTCCCGCCGAGGTCTCCACCGGCCGCGCCAGACGGCGTCGCACTAGATGGGGCTGGTGCGGGGCCGGGACCGGGCTGATAGGCCGCAGGGCCGCCCTGTTGGGCCAGCGCGGGACCAGCGAGCGCAACTAGCGCCGCAATGAGCGCGAAACGGTTCACCAGCGCACCCCGCCGATTTTGTGCCCGCTCGTGGCCGCATTGACGCTCACCGGGAGTGTGGACCCCGGCGGGCAAAACCAGGCCGCACCAGGCGCAATCGCGATGGTCGTCCCGCCGCTGGAAGAACCCGCAGTGGTCACCGGATCGATCAGCAGCGGTTCAGCCGTCACGATGCCCTGTTCAGCAGCGGTCGCGAAATTGAAGATATAGCAGCCGTTCGTGGGACCGGAGACAGGCGTTACCGGAGTTCCGCCCGTGATCACCACATTGACCGCAAGCGCGCGCGGCGTGACCTGTTGGGCCAAGGCCGGGCTCGCCAAGGCAAGCAGCAACAGCGCCAGAGCGGGCGTTTTGAACTTCATGGTTTTGTCCTTAAATTGTCGGATCAGCGCCGGCTGGATACCCGAGGGAAGACATCCAGCCGCGCGCCTTGCCCGTGCTCCTGAGCACCCAGGAGCGGACTCTGTTGGTGTCGCGCGTATTGCTTTTTGCGCGTGGGCGCTTTAGGACGCCGTCGCCATGTGGTTCATCGTTATCGCGCTGATCGTTAATGGCCAACTTGGGCCAGCCGACCCGTCGATTGCGACTTGGCGGTTTCCGACCCATGCGGCCTGCATGGCATCGGCCAAGGCGCGCGCGCAGGCCATGCGCACTATCGCCGGCGCCCATGGCCGCTACCTCTGCATGTACCACGGCGAGTCTGACGCAGAGATGACCCGCCGGAGCGGCATCACGTTCTAGCTGTAATAAGAGATCGTCAGCGATCCGTTGTTGGTGACCGTGTAGGTTTGCCCTGGCGTCACGGGGACGTTCGTCATGGTCAGCGAGCCGGCTGGGTAGCCGACACCGGAGATGTATGCGCCCCCCGGAAATGTGAACCCAAAACCGACCGTAGCCGAACCCGCGTGACCAGTCGTCAGGAGGTTGGGCACAAAGATGTAGGCGTGCCCATAAGCTCCGGAGGAGGGAATATAACCCGATGTCGGAATGCTGTTGGTTGGTCCGTCGACATAGGCTTGCCCGTAGCATTTGATTGCGGCGCCCGTGCTCGATATCCCTGAAACCGAGCCATCCGTTCCGACTTCGAATGTGAGCGTGATGTAGTGCGCGGCGGTAGGGCCGGTAAACGAAAACCCACTGATCAGAACAGGAATTTCATTGTTGACAACGGACCACGGCACGGGGGGCGGTGTGTTTAATCCCGTCGCTATAACCGGCAAGACGTCGATCTCGGCGACGACGCCCTTGCTGTAGCCGTCAGAAGTTCCGCTGGAGCCGATGCCCGTGATCGAGATCAGCGAACTGGTGCCGGAGGGGGCTGTCCATGTGCTGGTTCCGGGCGGGAATGTGTAGGATTCCGCGACCTGAAACCCCTCTCCCCTCGCCGATAGGGCACCCAGTGTGATGATCAGGGGCATCAGGCGTACTGCGTGAGAGACGCCAAGACGGTGTAGGCCCCGGAGCCGCGCTTGATGATCGAATAGGTGTAGACATCAAGGCTGGATGCATGGCCCGCACCGGGCGCGTTGGCGCTCAGCCACTTCGGCGTTACCGGAACGCCATCGATCTGGAAGGCGTTGGCGTAATAGGTTCCGGAGCCCTGAGTGACAATATGGGTCACCGTGGCGACATTGCCGGTCCCCAAGGCCGCATTCATAGTCGTTCCGGACGACCATGCGAAGTTGATGGTCCAGTTATTTGTGGCGTTCGAGGTGTGATATTGAACCGCGCCGGAGGCGACATAGAGATTGTAGGTCGAGGCTGGAGCGGAGCCGATGATGTCGGCGACCTCCAAGGCATTGACGAACTGTGCCGCCGGCGTCGACGCCGTGCCGTTGAAGACGGTACTGGCCGATATGACCCCAGCGGAGACGAGGATGGACGTCCCGTCAGGCTGGACGCCGCCGAGAACGCTGGTTGTCGCTGCCGGCAGGACGTAGCCACTCGCGGTAGAGGAAATTACGCCACCAGAGATCGTGATGCTGGTCCCGTCAGGCTTGACGATGCCGGGGGCGCTACTGGTCGCCAGATTGGCGCTTAGAATCTGTCCGGTCATGGAGACGGTAGAGCCGTCGACCTGAACCGCGCCCTTTTGCCCGGACGTGGCGTTTGGCAAATCGGCCGCCGCGATTGAGCGGAACGTCGGCGCCGCCGCCGCACCGCTGGCGGGTCCGGCAAAGACCAGATTGGCCGATTGCGTTGCCAGGGCGAGGGTAAGGTTTCCTGACCCTGTGATTGGCCCCCCTGAACTGGTCAGGAAGGATGGCGAGACCAAGCCCACGCTGGTCACGGTCCCGATGCTCTGAACTGCCGAGATTACCCCAGACCCGGAAATGGTGATCGTGGTCCCATCGACCTTGACGCCGCCGAGTTGGCCCGTGGAGGCTTGCAGGAGGGCAATCGTTCCGGTTGAGGTGATCGTACCGCCGGAAAGACCGAGGCCCGCCGTGAGCGATGTCACAGCCGCGGCGGATGATCCGAACACCCATCCGGTCCAGTTGGCCCCACCGGTATCCGGATCAGAGGTGTTGTTGTCCGCTGTGGACATCCACAGTTTGCCCGGCGTGGTTCCGGAAGTGATTATCGCGCCGCTGGCATAGCCGCCAATGTCGGTCTGGAACGTCGCGTCATAAACAACGGGTCCGCCCGCCGCCTGCCACTGCGCCCATGCGCTAAGCTGCTTGAACAGCCCGTTGAAGTCGCGGCCATCCGGAGCATCGCCACCGGAATCTGTAGGGACGAATACATTTGGGGGGAACCCAAGGGCGTAGCTGGCAGCGTTCGGGTCGACCGTGGTGGCGGGGATGGCCCGGATATAGCTTCCGCCAGCATCTGCCGCGAAGATGGTTGTGAACTTGGCCGGAACGCCTGAATCCTGCATCGACGGTCCTTAATCAACAATCGTTGCGCTGACGCCCGCCGGACGCGGAAGTACGCCGGTTTGGGTGACGATGGCGAATTGCACTGGGTTCAGGGCCTGACCGAACGTATAGGTCATGGTCATGTCTTCGCCGTCCGTGACGTAGCAATTCCCCATGCCCGGAAAGAGCATCATCAGTATTTTATTGATCGCGGGGACGGAGCCATTGCAGATGTTGGCCGCCGCTTTGGCGAGGATCACTTGCCGATATGCCGAATCCGAAAGCGAATAGTTCGAAGTCGAGACCGTGCCGGAAAAGAATGAGCCACCGCCGAATGGTAGACTTGATGGCTGGCCCTGCTGATTGAACTCAAACAGGGTCGAGTTGCTGACCTGGATCACCCTGCCGGACAAGCCGACGATCCGACCCCAGACATCCAGGCCGTAGCCTTCAGCCGTGTCGATGTTCCACATCATCTGGTAGAACTGGTTGATGTTGTAGTTCTGGTCGAAATACTGGCTGACGTTGTCGATCAGTTGCAGCAGGATCGGGCTATTTCGATACTGGCTGATGACCGTGGGGAGATAGTTCCACCGGGCGTAAAGCGTGCAGGTCAGCGCGTCTTGCGCATCAGCAGCTTCCGCCACGCTGACGGGAATGGTGACGTGCGAGATCGAGACTGTATCGGTAGCCGATGCCGCCTCGGAAATGGACGCGGCGGCCGTTAAAGCCCCGGTCGGCGTGCCTGTAGCCGTAGCGGCTACAGTGACCGTGATCGGCAGTCCGGGCGCAATCGCATCCGACGCCGACGCCGCTTCAGAAGTGGCTGCCGTCGCGGTTAGGATGCCTGCCGGAACATCTAGTGCAGCAGCGGCTTCTGTTGCCGTCGCGGATGCGCTTCCGGCAGGCGTATCTGTCGCTGATGCCGTCTCCGTGACGGAAAGAAAGATGCTTCCGGAAGGGCTGTCGGTCGCGGTCGCCGATTCCGAGACGGAAACTGGCGCGGATAGCGCCCCCGTGGGGACGTCAACCGCCGATGCCGCCTCGGTAATTGATTCTGAAACCGGGACCGGCGTGTAACTTATAACAATAAGGCTGGCGCCGCCATTGCCGCCAGCGCCGCCATTGCCCGTACCTATACCGCCGCCGCCGCCGCCAGCGCCATAACCCCCGACACCGCCAGCGCCGCCGATGTGCGCTGATGATCCACCGAAGCCACCACCGCCGCCGCCGCCGCCTACGCCAAACGCGCCCCATGTAGCGTCGTTGCCGCCAGCACCACCGCCGCCGCCATTTGCTCCCAAACTACCGCCGCCACCACCGCCGCCGCCGCCGCTGCTTCCGGGCACGCCGGTGACGCCGGACGCGCCGCCGCTTCCCCCTCCTGTGCCACCAGACCCGACGCCGCCAGCGCCGCCGGTAGAGCCCGAGCCAGACGCGCCGGTCGTCGATGATCCGGCGTTGGAGCCGCCGCCGCCAGCGCCGCCGGTTGGAGATGCGCCGCCCGTGCCGCCAACCTTACCGGACCCCGAGGGACCGGGCGCGCCCGCGCCGCCGCCCGTGCCCCCAGACGTTGCCGCGCCGCCTGCCGTGCCAAGGGTTACAGTGGAGCCGGTTCCACCCGTGCCTGCGACGCCCGGCGTGAGCCCGGAGGCGTTTCCGCCGCCATTGACCACGAGCGCCGTGGTGTTCCATTTCGTGGCGCCGCCTGAGTTTGCAGCAGCTATTGCAATCGGTATGGACGCTCCAGGCGTCAAAACCTGATTCGATATGATGGCGTATTCGCCGGAGCCCGCGCCCGCGCCGGCATCTGTGGTGGTGCCGTTAGCGCCCTTGCCGCCTGGGGCTAGGCCCTCAATGGTGTTGGTGCTCGTCCAGTCAGCCGGAACCGTCCAGCTTGTGCCGCTGGTGAGGATTATGACAACGGACATGGCGCGCCCTTATGCGGACGGATCATCCGCCGGGGGTGACATCAGGAGCGCCGGAAGGGCTGCGAGCGCCAAGGCGACGACATTGCCGTTGGGGACGTGCGGAAAGAGCAGAACGCTCATGCCGGCCGGATTGAAGGACGGATCCGCAAGTTGGGCGTCATCTTCCGGAATGACGATCATCTGAACGATCATCGTGGCGAGGTCGTAAATCACCGCGTCCGTCGTATGAGCCATAGTCCTAGCCTCACATTGATGCGGTGTAGCTGACCGACAGAATGTTGCCGGAAATCACCGGCTGCGGGGTCCCGAAGGCCGACGCCGAGTAGAGGATGCCGGCAGTCGAACCAATCGTGGTCACCGCGCCGGTCCCATAGGTCAAGAATGCGCCTTGCACGGTGCCCGTCCCGGTGAAAGTGAAGGTCAGCGGGGCCGACAGGCTCTTGGAGGCGCCAGACGCCGAACTCCAGGCGCAGGTTCCGCGCGTGCCGGAATAGGTCGGCGCATTGGCGCTTCCCGCCTCCAGCCAGCCGGAGTGTGACGACATGGTGTCTGACGCCGATACCGCCGAATAGGAGGCCGAACTGATCAGCCCGAGGTATGGGCCAACCACGGTGTAGGAAGACCCCGCGAGGAAGGTGTCCAGCGCGAGATTGCGGCCGACCGTGGTGACGACGTTGTCGCTGTTCCACTCGCGAATGATCGGGCCGTCTTCGGATTCACGAAGGCAGAAATGGAAGACGCCGTGGACCTCGGCGACCTCGCGGGCTTCGTGGCTAGAACCCATGGACATGGCGAGGCCATCCGCGGTGTTAGCAGATTCGTTCATTGTCGGATTTCCTTTGGAGGGGCGCTAGACGAGAACCAGCGCGATATTTGAGGCGTCCAGCGTTGGAGCTTGGTTGATCTGCGCCGTGACGATGTTCTGATTGGCGGTAACGCCGGTCATCGCCGTGTTCGCGCCCACGGTCTGAGAGATGTTCACCGTCCAGGATGTTCCTGACCCACCGGTGATATAGGTGCCGGTCGCGACGCCTGGTCCAAAGACCGCCTGCCCGATGGCGACCGCGCCTTGCTGCACCGACGCGACGGTCAGGGTGGCTCCGGACACAGAGCCGGTAAACGATGCCGCCGGGGTGTTTGGCGAGCCAATCTGAACGTCTATGATTGAGGCCCAAGAGCCCAGCACGGCGACATTGGCATAGTACCGGCTGGCGTAGGTTGAGGAGCCAGTTCGCGCCCTCGCTCCCCCGTCCGACCCAGCGAAGGCGGCCAGAATTGCCGTCTGGATCAGTGCCAGGGCGCTCGATGGAACTCCTGCACTATTGGAGATTACGACGCTGAAAACGAACGGTAGGGGCGCCGGGGTTTCATAGCTGACGGTATAACTCGGATAGGGCGACACATAGGGCGGCGAGGTGTCGTAGACCGTGACAGAGGTGTTGCCGTTGTAGGCGCAGCCTGGGGGTTTCTTGGACCAAATCGCTTGCGCGACCGCAGCGGATGCGCCGCCCGTGACCGAGACATACATGCTCTTGGCAATCAGCGAGACGCCGCCGATGGTCAGGGCCTCGCTGCCAACGGTTTGAGACGCGCTGACGACATAGACCCCAATACCGCCCGTCGCGCCGCTCGTCTGGGAAACAATCGTGGTTCCGGCTGTGACCCCCGTTCCGGAGACCAGATTGCCGACGACAACGACACCAGACGCTACGGCTGAAACCGTCAGGTTCGTGGTGGTGATCGATCCGGTGACAGCCGCCGAGGGGCCGACAACCAAGGCCGAACTGTTATCGTTTTCCGCCGTGTAGCAGTCGATGACGTTCGGGACCTCGAACACCGCACCGCGCACCGCCGGAAGCACCGCAACCGCATTGGCCGCCACGGACCCCTGGCGTCGAAACTCAAAATCCGCCCTGGACTCCACGACGTTGCCGACAACGCCAGGGGACGTATTGGTGATGGTATCGAGCCCTGGGAGAGCCTGATACGGCTGAGGCCCGAGATTGCCCTCCGGACACGCAATCGGGCCTGTCACGGTGCACTGGAAGGTCAGAGCGATCGACCCGCTGACCGGAATTGTTCCCGCTTCGACGCAGACGTACAGGTTCCCGTCCGCCCCAGCGACGGTCTGCCCGATGGGAATGTTGACCCCTTGGGCGCCGTTGCAGATGCCCTGCACAACGGTCGGCTGCGGAGGGTTGCGCGCGAACCCGTTGCCCGGAACGATGCGGCCTATCGCGTCCTGAAAGCGCCCGAAACTAAAGGCCGGGTCCATCAGTTGCGACAGGGTGATGAAGTCCGTGTCCGACTGGCCGATAATCGCCGTGGTCGAAGATGCGATTTGACCCTGAGGCGTGTTCAGGGCCGGGTTGAGGTTGCCCCGGAAGGCTGCATTTTGATCGGCCTGGACGCCGTTAAGAACCGCGCTTTCCGGCGGGGCTTGGAATCCTGTCGGCGTAAAGGTCAGGTTCGGAACGGCGGTCATGTCACGTCCCCGGTCCAGTGTTGGCGACCACGACTTGACCCGCATCCGTCGTGATATGGACCTGTCCGAGCAGTTCGCGACTGGCCCCCAGCGCGAGGTAACAGACAGCTGAGGCCGCGCCCGGAACCGTCAAGCTGGCGCTGACGAAGTAGGACTTCAGCAGGCCCGATGGAGGCCGCTTGCCCAGCACGGTCGAGAAGTACGGGATGCCTATCGTGGTGTTGTAATAGACCTCGCGGCGGAAGGTCCGCATGGCCGAGGCGGCATCCTGGGCGATGGCGTAAGGCTCAGTCGCCAGAGCCCAGTTGCCGGCGACATCGACGCAGACATCCCATTGGGCCTGATCAAGTAACATTGTGTCCATCAGACCGGCGCTCCCGTATTGCCAGATCCAACGGTCACCCCGCTATGTGTGTGGGTGTGGACATCGGTCCCGCTGAAGACGCCATCCCCCGTCCCCGTCGTGCTGCCGCTGACAGTCAGATTACCTTGCACAGCGACCGTGGGGGCCTGGAGGGTGATCAGCGTCGGAGACGTCACAGTGATGCCGGCGGCGGCAAACTGAATGAACTGCGTCGGCGTCCCAGCTCCGATGGCCTGGATGTAAAAGCCATCGGCGAAGTCGAATTTGCGCAGGCTACCGGGATTGGCGGGCGCAAGAGCGCTCAGGACGTTCGATGTGTCGCGGTCGCAGCAGACCAGTAATCCCGTATCGCCCGCCACAGGGTCCATGATGATGGCGTTTGTGCCGCCCTGCCAACGCAGATAGGGGCGTCCAAAGATGGTCCCGTGCGGTGTGGGTTGACCATACCCGTCGAGTTGGTGGACCAGGGGCTGGACATCCACCGTCCCCGCCGGGGAAAGCCCCCCGCTATTGGTGCAGGCGACCACCTTGACGGCCGATGCGGTGCGCACCTTGGTCAGGGCCTGGCTGATCAGAAACGACCAGGTGTTGAAGTGAGACGATGCCGACGAGGGGTCGGCCGAGCCCATGTAGGCTTGGTTTGTCGTGTCGGTCGTGTCAGTGGTCATTTGGCGTTCGCTATCGGAGCCGGCGCGCCAAGAGCCGACCCCTCAACCCGCGTGAACCACTTGCCGCCTGGAAGTTCGCTCTCAAGATCATGGGTGAGGTTGAATATCCCCCAGGTCCCGTTAGCCACGGTCAGGGAGGACTTGCACCGGAACGACCCGCCAAAGGCCAGGGATGGGTTGTAGACGGACTGAACAATGATCCCTTGGGATGTCACCGTAGGGTAGCCGACCATGCCGGTGTCGGGAGAGATCAGCGGGATTTGGCCGCCGATCGTTCCGCCCTTCGGATAGATGATGATCTTGGGCAGTCCGGACCCGGCAGAGGTTCCGCTGGGGACCGTGGGATTATCGGCGCCCGACTGCATCGGGGCCGAGCCATCATCCCAGATGATGTTGCAATTCGCAGCTTGAGCCGCCGCGATGGCTTGGTCTCGCGCCGTGCCAGGGTAGTAGGGGCTCGGCAAAATGCATTTGACGCCGTTATTGACGAAGCCGAGACCCATCTGGGTCGCAAGCCCCCCGATAATCACCGCGATATCCGTAGGACCGCTGTAGCTCGACGGCGGGACCGGACGAAGCGCGTCGATCACAGAGGTTTGCGCCCGGATATCGAGAAACACCTCCGGGGCGCCCTCCATGTTCGGCCAGCTCTCGGTAATGCCCCCGGTGAAGGCCGTCGACATCCCGCCATCGGTGTCTCCAGCCGACAGGGTGATGATGTTGTAGCGGCCCGAAAGGATGGGCTGTTTCAGCTGGGACAACTGGTTCATCTGATCCAGAGTCAGCCCGTAGACCTTGATCGAGGCGGTGTTCATCGACACGCCGCCGGCCTTGTTGATCGTGGCCGAAATCCGAAGCTTTTGGGGGCTGTCCGCGGACGGGATCGTGATGGTGTCAAAGCCACCATCTCCGAACGATCCCTTACCGAGTTGAAACGCAGCGGTGAGGAGCTTCCGACTGTAGGCCACGGGATTAAGCCGTCAAGCCGTCAGCGGCGAGATCGCCAGGGGTAAGGTAGCCCAAAACCCAACGCGCACCCAGGCCGGTCCACACCGGATCGTCTGTGCCCTGAGTATCGAAAAACGCCAGGTCCCCGATAAAGCCCAGATAGGCGTCACGGACGATGCGGTTTCGGTTCTGGCAGATCACGCTGGTGATGATCGGCGCGTCATTCACGAACAGATCGATGAACAGCCCCGTTGACCGCTGCCTGACCGTGATCGTGCAGGCTTGGTTAGAGAGCTGAATTGTGAGCGTTTGGGCCGGCTTGACACTAAGGGGAACGAGCAACATCAGGTCGGCGTCCCAATGGCTGCGGTTTGCGATGCCGTGGGGGTTTGGGGTTGAACGCCGCCGTTATTGCTGGTGTCCGCTCCCTCCGGCTGTTGGGTGTTGGAAAACGACGCCTGGACGGTGTCGCGGATTTCCTCAACCCAGACCTCGACCGTCAGCATCGTCACCCCGTTTTTAGAGGTCCGGCGATAGTCGAAGTGGGTGACGTTGACGCTGTCGTAACTGACCTCGGGGGTGACCAGCGTGTACAGGTCGAGTGAGGCGACAGCGGTTGCTATGTCCGTGAGAAACTGCGTCCGCTCGCCCTCATCGCCACCCTTGCCATAGGTGACCTTGCCGATGAATGGCGTCTCTACCTTGTTGTAGGAGGCAAAAGCCCCCTCCTCCACCGGATAGTCAGAGACCTTGTAGTCCTTCAACGCCTCCATGCCGAGGAAGCTATCTGGGGTGATCACGAGATTATTGTCACTGTCGAACAGCCCCCAGGAGGGGCCATCGCTCACATTGGCAATTCCGGGTCCGTCGCTGTTTAGGACGTCAAAATCACCCGTCAGGGAGCCGATGACGCCCGGTATGGAACTGCTGACGTTATTGCCGATAGAGTTCAGGGCGTTGCGCGCGACCGTAGGGACGCCCGGCACGTTCGGGACCATGGGAAACATGGCCATCAGGCAAGACCGGATGCTGCGTTGTAAGCCAGGGAGCGATTTTGGAGAGAGGTTTCGATTCCGCTGGCAACCGAGTTGGCATTGTCGCCAGCCACGACATGTATCTGACCGATATGGGTCGTGGCCGTGACATTGGAACTGTTATCGTTCGAGGTGGTGTGCTGGGCGTAGCTGGCGCTGGCGCCGGGGTTCAGGCCGCGGTCAATCGGCTGGATCGTATAGGAGGCCAGCACCTTGAGCGACTGCGGACCGTTCGACGCCTGTCGGGTTGGGTCCGGTACGCCGCCGCCCAACCGGCTACCCCGCTCTACGGCATTCATGGCCAGCGCCAAGCGGTGCAAGGTATCGGGATTGGAAAGGTCCAACTGCTGGTTGGGCGAAACGCCCAGAGACTTGGAGACGCGGGCGATATAGTTCCCCGTGGATCTAGCGGAGTTGCCAGGGGACCACTGGTTTGACCAACCATGCCTCGGGTCATTGATAATCGCCGCAACTGACGTTTGCCCCCGGCGCGCGTCGATAAGGAGTTGGCGCTTCATCGCGGCGAAGCCAGCCTCCTTTGTCGGAAACGACAGGAACTGGCCGCGGCCATCGGTCAGATTGCCTGGATTGTTGTTTCTGTCCGCCCGGGAGCCATTTCCGCCGCCGGATGCCAGTTGTCGTGCCCGATCCGACCATTGTTGCGCCGCCAAAGATGCCGAATGTGCGCCAACTTGATCCGCATATGGGTCTCGCGCGGTCTTCGCTTGGGCCGCATATTCTGCGGCGACTTTGGACCACCGCGCTGACAAGTCTGCCGCGCCAGCAGCGTCAATTTTTGCGGCGCCGGCCCACTCCATCGCTGCCTGCATTGCCGCGTGCGCACCAACGTTCCCCGCGTGGGCGTTTCTCGGAGTTTTTGCTATAGCGGCATATTGCGCCGCCACGTTGGACCATTGGGCCGAGAGAGCAGCCGGATCAGTATTTAGCGGGGACGTGATCAGGGTGTTATTCGATGGGCTATCTATGTCCGACATGCGCGGGCGCTGCTGACCGTGGTGCGTGACCGCATACCACGTATCCAGCCATGCCTCTTTGACGTCGTGAGCCTTACTGATCGCGTCAGCCGCGAAGTCGCCTAGAACCTTGCCGGCGTCTTTCCATGCCCCGCTCCAGTTGCCCTGGAGAAGGTCGGCGATCACCTTGAGGACATCCCGGACAATGTGAAGCGCATCGATCAGGCCATGCAGAACGATGATCACGCTGTCGCGGATGATCGTTCCGAGGGTCCTGAAGACGCCGCCGAGGAATTGGATTACGCCCGGCGGGATGGCGGCGATAACCTGCCCCCCAGCCGCGGCGACTTCAACCATCGCCTGTTTCAGATTGTTCCAGATCGGAATGAACTGAGACCAATCAATCGCCGACTTGCCGGTATCGCGGAACTTCTCGAAGTCGCTGACCAGGAAGGCGATTCCGGCGCCAACAGCCGCCAGGGCCGCGATCAGGGGCGCGAAGGCAGCGGCGGCCGCAAGGGTGGGGCCGATGAGAGAAGCCGTCACGGCAACCCCGAGACCCACGACAACCGTCGTCAGCGCCGCTACGCCCGCTATGACCGCAGGCATGTGCTGCTGCGCCATCTCGGCGAACTTCGCCAGCCAGTCCGCGGCCTTTTGGATCGACGGGGCGAGCGCGGCCAGCATGATCTGGCCAAGCTTGCGCGAGGCGTCGGCCATGTTGACCATGGCGTCCTGGGCCAGCATCGCCTTTGCGGCGAGGTCCTTATCGACCACCCCGGCCTTGCGGGATTCGTCCATAAGAGCCTTGAGTGCGTCGCCACCCTTTTCGAGGGCATTGATGGCGTTCTGGTTGAAGCCGATCATGCCCAACCGCAGACTGAACTGCGATTTGGACATCGTCTTGGCTTTGTCGGCCAGCTTGGTCATGACCCCGATGGGATCGTTCAGGTCTTGGGTCGTGATTCCGAGGGAGTTGTAGACGTTCGCCTGGGCCATGCCGGCAGGCTGTCCAGCCTTGATCAGCTCGCGGGTCTTCACCAACGCGGCAATGGCGCTATCGGCGTCAGCAGCGGCCCCACCGACCCGGCGAACCGCGCCCTCCCAGGCTCCAAGCGCCTCGATATCGACGCCGAGATTGTCCGCCAGACGGCCCGTTGCCGCCGCGCCGGTCAAGGTGCTGTTGATGAAGTCCGTCAGTCCAGCCCCGGCGGTGAAGGCGGCGAAGAGACCAACGACCTTTCCGGTCAAGGTCTCGATTGCGCCGGTCTCATCGTGGGTCTGCTGGGTCTGTTTCTTCTCCCGGTCGAGTTGGTCTTTTTCCCCGCGCTCAGTGTCCTTGATGGACTTCTTCCGCTGGGTCAGCGTGGCGCGAAGGGACTGTATCTGCGCCTCGGTCTGCGCCTTCTCCTCGCGAGCGGCGGCGCGCTTGGTCTGAAGCGCGGCCTCCAGAGATTTGATCTGCTTGGTGTCCTCGGCCTTGGTCTGAGCCGTCGAATTGCGTTTGACCGCCGCGATCTGGTCGGCGATCAGCTTTTCTTGGGCGGCGTTGGCACGGGCCGCTTTGGCCGACTTCGCCTTGATCTCATCGATCGCGTTCTGGGCGGTCTGCGCGTCGGTGCGCATCTGATCAAGGGAGACCTTGGCGTCGGCGCGGCCCTTTTTGAAGCCGGAGGCATCCAAGCCCAGCATTACCACGAGGCTGTCGATTACGGTGGCCAAGGCTATGCTCCCCCGTGTCTCTTTTGGGCCATGCGGGCGTTATGGGCGTCGACCCCAATAATCTCGACGAGCCGGTAGAGGTCGCGCACCCCAAGCTGGGTCTGCAATTCCACAAGGGACGCCTTCCCGCTGGAAACCACCGCGCCTATGGTTCCAGGGACATTAGGGTATTCGATGCAGCCGAAGACTTCAGGCCCGGGCGCTATTCCGGTGCGGGCGCGGCTTTGGAAAAATCCACATGTAGCTTCAGCACCTCGCCGCGAAGAAAGAAGCGGGTCTGAATCTCTTCGATATCGTCGCGGGTCAGGGCGCGGGTGACGCTCGGCTCCTTGATCTGGATACAATCCATGATCTCATCCAAGAGCGGCTTGGCCTCCGGAAATTCGAGCCCGCTGAAGCCCTTCAGGAGCATCTGCCCCCCGATGGCCGCCATTCCTTGCCAGCCGGCAGAGGCGACCTCATCGGGGATTTCCACGCCGGCGTGACCCAGGGCCAGCAGGGCGCGGATTGCCCACTCCTCGCCCTGATCAGCGTACATCTCGGTGATCACAAAAGTCTTGCCCTTGTCGCGCCCATCGGCGTCAATGGTGACCGTGGAGGTGCGCCTCATCAGGACAGGGCCGAATAGGTGATGTCATCCAGCACCAGGACATACTTGCGGCCTTGGAGAACCTTCTTCGCCGGGGCCAGGTGCATGAAGTTCATCAGATAGCCGTTGAGCAGGTTGTACTGCGTCGAAATGGCTGGAACGCTGATGACGCCCTGAAGCAGGATTTTGCTCTGGGACTGCTGTTCGGTTTGAAACAGCAGATCGAAAAAACCCACCGAGGGGCTGTTGGCGCGCAGGGACAGGTTCAGCTTCGGCTGCGTCGGAAGCCAACCGGCCGCGATATAGCCATCGACGCCCTTTTCGATCTGGCCGTTTTCGACCGCTTCAGAGTCGAACATATCGTCGACATCGAACTGATAGATTTGTTGCGGAGCCGTGAACAGGCCCGCCGCCGTCATCGTCATCGACGCATTGGCGCTGGTGATCGAACCAATAGAGATCATGGCTTAGAGCCCTTCTTGAGAATGAATGTCGGGACGGGCGCTGGGCGCTTATTGCACCACGATGCTGGCCAAGTTGATCCGCTGGATCGAGCCGCCGTCGCAATACCAGAGCGTACACGGCGGCGACTGACGAGCCGCGCGCTGGGCGGCGGTCGCGGGGCCGACCTGAAGATACCAGCCGCGAACCGAAAGCGTTCCGGAGATATTGGCGCCAGCGGCGGTGTTGACCTCTTGGGCCTGGAGCGCCGAAAGGGTAACGCCTGGGGTAATGACACCGGCCGTGACGGCCGCCTGGATCGGGTCATTGCAGGCCGCCGAGACCAGATCGTAGCCGGGCTGATCGTAGGGGATTGAGTTGACCGAGGTCAGCAGGGTGACGATGGCGGTCTGAAGCGACTGGTTCAGCCAGATCTGGTTGACGTAACTGTCAGCCCACTTGTACGGGCCGGTGATCTGGCCGGGATAGTAGAAATTCCAGGCGTTCGAGGCGTTGGCGACCGCGCCGTAGTAGTTGGCGCCGTTGGCTTCCAGATTGGCCGCCACGGTCTGCGAGAAGGCTCCGGGGGCCAGGGACGGAGAGTTCTTGTAGGCCAGGGTGATCCGACCGTTCGGAACCCCGAAATTGATCGACGCGATCATGCCCATGACGAAGGCCGCGGTATGGAGGTAGCTGGGCTGGTAGTTGCAGATCGTTCCGCCGTAGCCGGCCTGAATGATGCTGTAGAGGGACGTGGCCGAGTCGGAATTGGTCGTCAGCGCGACCTCGGTGCTGTCGTAGACATACCCGTAGGCGTCGTTCTGCGTCGCATTCCATTGGGCGAACGCGATCTTGTCGGTGGGCGTCGGCTCGAAGTTGGTGGCGAAGGCAGCGAAGTTCTGCGTGACCGAAATGAGATTGGTCATGAACGCCGCGGGGGTCGCTATGTTGGCGCCCTGAGAGGTTACAGCTCCCGTGGCCGTCGTCAGCAGCAGCGGAGCCGCAGCGGAGCCTCTGGCAGCCGTGATGGCCCCTGCCGAACCTGGCGTGCCGCCGGTGATGATAAAGGCCCCGGAGACGCTGTCATAGGTCACCAGAGCCGGGCCAGCCGAGACCGTAGTGGACGACGCCGATTGAGACACCGAAACGACATAGACGCCAGCGCCACCGGATGAGCCCGAGGTCTGGCTTACGATGGTCGTTCCGGCCGTCACGCCGGCGCCCGAGACGGTTTGTTCCGGCGCCAACACACCGGAAGCGACCGCTGAAACGGTCATGTTGGTCGTGGTGATCGAAGCGGTGACCACGGCATCGTAGAAGCCAAGTGCGGTCTGGATAATTGAGGCGGCGTTCGAGAACGAGGTTGCCGAACTGAGACCGCTCAGCGCTCCGGAGGTCGCCGACTGGCCGTCAATGGTCAGGGTGATCGTGCCGGTGATCGCCTGGATTTGGCCCAGCGTCAGTCCGGAAATGTTGCCGCCGCGCAAGTAGGCCGGAACGGACACGGCCCATGGATATTGAGTGAACAACAGCGCGCCAGGGGTCTGTTGTTTGTTGGTGAAACCGGAGAAATAGATTGCCGCATCCGCCGCCTCAAGCGAGCCGGCCCCAAAGTAGGTGGCCACCGCCAGCGCTGACGCAAAGCTAACGACGGTCCCAATCGGAACCTGCGTCGAGGTGGTCAGGTAGAGGCCGCTCATGCTCGGCCCAGCGCCACCAGCGGACAGCACACCGGGGTTGATGGTCACATAGTTGGACGCTGGGATAGATTGCGTGAGGGACATGGTTCAGACCTCAATCATGAAGGTGGGTAAACGGCGTCAACCTCGATCAGGCCGACCTTTATTGTGTTCGCGAATTGTTGTTGGGTTTGGACGCCTATATTCGCGTCCATCACTGCGTTTATGACCCACCGGTCTTCAAACTGATCTTCGCCATTTATGAACGGCATCTGCGTTCCGTCATCGCAGTAGTCTGGATATACTCCAGATGCGGACATGAACTGGAATGCGTAGCTGGAGCGAAAAAGCCCGGCGAAGACTTGGGCGTTGTCGGTTGAATCGGCCCCGTGGAAGTCGAGCTGCATCGAAATGCTGACGGACTCGATGTTGTTGAGCACGACGGGAGAGGCGCTCGGGGACTGGTCCCAATCGGAGACGGTTGTTCCCAGCCGCGTTCGGCGCAGCAGGGTGATCAGGACAAAATTGTCGGCGGTCGGCTCTGGGACGCGGTTCTGCTGGGCGATGGCGACTTCGACGCCAGCCGGCAGGATGTTCAGGATGAAGGCGCGCAGGATCGCATTGACCTGATCCTGCGTAATGGATGGGGTCATTGGCTCTGCGTCGGCGCCTGGAGCGTCACAAGGACTTTTGACCAGCCGCCAGCGTCCCAGTCCTCCATGACCTGGGTCACCAGCCAGACATCGGGGTTGGCTGTGGTCATCCCTGTTGGGATCAGGAGGATGTCGCCGCCCATCAAGTTCGGGCGATCCAGGCCTTCGATGCGCCCGTTCATATAGACGTAGCGGACGATGCCTTGGATATTGAGCCCGTCGATGTGTTGGAGTTCCTGGGCCGTCAGGGCTTGGACCTGCATCGGCAGGCCGGTGACCTCGGTATAGAGGGTGACGCGCTGGCCGGTCCCAGCCGCCGTCATGGCCGTTGAGGTGACGCTCTGGGCCTGGGATACCGTGTAGGTCCCAATCCCTCCGGAGCCGCTCACAATGGCTAGGACGGTCGTTCCTGGGTTGACCGGCGGCGAGGCTATCGTCGAACCCGCCACCACGGCGCCAGAGGTCACAGCGGAGATCGTCAACAGTGTTCCGGCGATGGACCCGGTGAACACCGCATCGCCGACGTAGGCGTATCCTGCGGACAACTTCAGTGTGCCGATGAAGGACTGGTTGACACTCTGAATAACGCCAGAAATTACGGAATGCAGATTCAAGTTCTGCCTCCCGGTTTATTCGACCACGGACGTTATATTGCTCTGCATATCCCCGGTATCGATCAGCGGTTTCGTCGATGCGCCGTAATTGGTCTTGCCCTCGGCGACGCGCTTTGCAGCCTGTCCGACCGTCTTTCCGGTGACCACGACGCCCTTGGACTTCATCCCGCGCAGCATGACGGTGATCGGGCTCAGAGCCGGGGACTGCAGATCGGCAATTGCGTCATAGAAGTCGACGGCCATTGTCGCGCCCAAGATCGTGAGCGACGCCTTGGCATCGTAACTCGTATGAACGAGCGCCGCGCCTAGCCGCTCGGCCCACTCGTCGCTCTTGTTCGCCACCGTGGGGCGCATGAACGGGCGCGGGGGAATGCCTCGGTTCGGAGCGCCGAATTCCTGAATCGCGGCGACCATAGGGGTGGACGTGCCGTCGCTCTCTGTGCTGCCTTCTGGGAAGCCAACCGACACCGTGGCGGCGCTGGTGACCTTCTTGGACATCTCGCGCAAATACGCGTCGAGTTTGTCGCCGCCCTTGATCTCGACGGCGCGCGCCACCTACGCCTGTAATGTGAAGCTGCAGGTCATCTCAAAATCCACGGCGCCCGTAGCCGCCGGCGCAGTCGTGGGGGCGACAGAGCGGGCCGCGGCGTCCACCGTTGCGCTCGTGGCGACATCATCGGCCACGACGTTCGTCCAGGTGGTGACGGCGGTCCCAGAGCCCACGACGTTGCGCGTGTTCTTGGTCGCCTTGAGGAGCGCAAAGCCCCCGATGGCGCCCTGACCGCACGGGATGCCGAAATCGTTGGAAGGTCCGATGCCCACGGTGTTGCCGGTTCCAGAGCCGCTCGCGGCATAGGCCGACACGGTCGCGGACGTCAGGGTGGCGAAGCAGTTCGCCGACTTGAGGGTCGCGCTGGCGTTTTGGATCAGGCTGATGTTCTCAGTGATCGCGTTGCCGTCTTGGTCGAAACCCACGAGGGCCAGGTTGCCCGCGGTGATCGCCGTGGTGGTCGTGGTTCCGATCACGATGCGGATCTGGAGCTTGCGCGCCTGGGGAGGCTGGGCCGCGATCGTCAGGGCGACGTTGGATGGCGTCACGGCGTTGACGACCGAGATCAGATCGGCCGGGAGAGGCGCGAGGATCACGGTCTTGCGAACCTCGACCTGACCCGCGCCAGCGATGGCCTTGACCGCCGCGACGAAGCCAGCGCCCGTGACAGCACCATCCAGAGCGCTTGCGCCGGTGGCGTGCAGGGTGGTGACGGTCGCGGGCTCAGGCGTGGTCGCCCCGATGGTCATCCCGTCGATGGACGTCGGCGTCATCGGGAAGACGACATCGCCGAGCGGGGCGGACCAGAGAGTGGTTTTGCCGGTCATGCGGGCGGTTCCTCGTTGTGGGGTTCGGGCGCCGGTTCGGCTGCGGGTTCCGGCTCAGGCTCGGCGAGCGGCTCGGCCGGCGCTTCCGCCTCGACCAGGATGGGTTCGGGCTCAGGTTCCGACTCGGGAGCGGGCGCTTCGGCCTCTGGCGCGGTCTCAACCGCCGGGGCCTCGATCGCGTAGATCAGGGCGTTGCGCACGATGTCGGTATCGATATTCGCGGCCTGCCAGGTGTCCCACACGTCCGCCGGGATGCCATCGGTGATCGCGAAGCCATCCACGATCCGCGCGCCGTTCGTCGCGAGGCCAGCCACGGGAAGATCGGTCGGCGAGACGAACACGCCGCACGCCACTGAGACGACGCGCATGGGCTGCTCCTGGGGGATCGTGCGGGGCTTCTTCATCGAAATCCTCCGTAGCCAGGAAAGCCGCCGAAGCCATAGCCCCCGTAGCCGAGACCCTGTTGACCGGATTGAAGCGCGCCCGGGACATATCGGAACTTCCGATAGATGGCGGTCATAAACCACCACTGGGCGCCATATTTCGTGGAGACCATATACGCCATCTGTTGGCTGATGTTCGTCCCGTAATCCGTCTGTACAGAGACGGAACCCTCAGAGGCGCTGTTGATGCGGCCCACGGGGCTGTTCGCGGGCTTGGCGGTTCCTGGGGACTGGTCGCCTAGGCTTTGGGTGTAGAGCGTCGCGAGGTGCGCGGTGACCAGGTTCAGCAGCGTCAGTTGCAGGCCAGGATCGGAGACCGGCCCGGTGCCGTCGTTCCGGTTGATGTACTCGGCCATCTGGAAATAGATGTCGGCCTGGGCTTCCGGGACCGAGGCGAGTTCGGGGAAGGTCGCCGTCCAGGTGGCATATACGAACTGGACGGGACTGCAGCCCATTGGACTAAGCCGCGCGGACGCGTGGGCTGGACTTGGCGCGGCCTTCTTCGTCCTCGATCCGGAGGGCCGACTTGGGCGCGCGAGCATCGTCGCCGCCGGTCAGAGGCTCGGTGCCAGAGCGCATGGCCTCGCGCTCGCGACACCAGCCACGCAGATAGTCCGGATCCTCGTGCGCGAAGATCAACTGGTTCTCGACCATGTCGGACTCTTCGTTGTCCGCGAACCACTTGGCCCAATGGTCCCGGTCGATCCCGTGCGTGAGGGCATAGCCCGCGACGATCTCGGCCTTGGGCGCGAGCTCGATCTTCTTGCCGACCCCGTTGACCCAGACCTCACCGGCGAACCGGGCGATCTTGACCTCGCGAGAACCGCCGCCGAGCACCGGTTCGTGGCTCGTGGCCATGTTGAAGACACGCAGGCGAAGGCCGGTCTCCATCTTGCAAGCAACGGTCACCTTCGCGCCGCTCGCTGACTTCGGCTTGGGACCGGGTTTCAGGCGCTCACGCGCGGGCGCGGCGTCCAAGAGATCGTCGGCGCCGTTGTGGTCTTCGGACATGGTTTGCTCCTTGGTCCTAAGTATAGAATTGGTCGATAGGCACTATACCCCGAGCATCCCCTGGATACCGGCAGGGTAACGAATTATCGTGCCCCAGGTTCCCGAAGTACATTTTTGTTCGAACCAAGACAGTTGCCGAATGATCGGGTGACTGCGCAGCTTTTCGTTGTAGGCGCAGAACCCCGTTTGCTGTCCCTGGACACTGTCTGCGATCAGTTGGATCAGATTGCCGCCCGCGATACCTTGGGGGTTGGAGGCGTTCAGCACGCCATACTGCGGCGCCGACTTGATCGTCAGGTTCGGGAAGTTCTTCTTCAGGAGGTCTTCGACGTTCACGTTGAAGGCGTTCGTGAAGGTCAGGGCGACCTCGGACCCAGGCGACATCGCCAGGGTCATCTTGGTATCTTTGTCGACGTTGCCCTGGTTGGTTTGCACCAGCGTCTCATAGAGGGCCACGATGTCGTTGTAGACCTCGTTCGCGCTCGCGTTGGGCGCGTTGCCCGCGGTGAACCAGGCCGTTCCGCCGGCCGCCTTGGTCGAGGGGGTCAGGTTGGCCGGCAGGGTGGGGTCGTTCAGCAGACCATAGTTCTGGAGGCCCTGGACGCCGAACGCATAGGTCAGGTTGGCGAAGGTGTTCAGCAGGCGCGTGCCGGCCTTTTGCTGCTCGCTGACCCAATTGATGCGCGCCAGGCCGGCACGCTCCAGTTCGAGTTCGCCATATTCCATGACGATCTGGAACAGGTAGGACTGGAATTGCGGCCAGTTGGTGTTGGCATTCACGCGTCCGTTGTTGGACCGGTCGCCGTAGGAGCTCACCTCGCCGGTGCTCTCGACGATCGGGAACATGGCGGTCTGTTGCAGCCAGTCGCCCTGGCGTTGCTCCCCGAGGATCTCGGCCATCTTGAGGGGCGCGAACACCACCTCATAGACGTCCGGGCTGATCCAGGTCGTGAGCATCGCGGGCACGGACGAATTCGGGTCCGTGCTCAGTTGCGGCTGGGCGTCCATCGCCAACTGATAATTGCGGCGATATTCCTCCGGCAGATAGGACTGCGCGCCGTGGATGTAGACGCCGCGTTCCTCGTGCATTGCACGGTCGGCCTGGAACAGGGAACGCGCTTCAGCAACGCTCATGCGAGGGGACATGGAAGGCTCCATCAATGGGAAGGCGGCGATTCGCATCGGCGCGGAGAGGGTTGCCTAAGCCCTGTTTAGGCTGTCCGAGGGGACGTTACGGGGTGGGTTGGTTCGACGCCTTGACCAGTTCAGTGGTCAGACCGGTCGAGCGGGCGACGAAGTTGGTCTCGACGTTGACCGCCGCGACGTTGATCGCCTGGCTCGTGACCCCGGTGTTGTTGTCCACCACGTAGGTCCCAGCCCCTCCGACGCCCGTGAGAGCAGGGGTCGCGACACTGTTGCCCGCGGTGATGGTCGTGCCGGCGACAACCGAGCCCGAAGCCGTCAGAGCGTTGCCGACGTTGAAGCCAGCGACCACCGTGCCGCCCACGGTCAGCAGGCCGTAAGTACCCGTGATTGCGGTGGAGGCGACGGATTGCTCGGCGATCGAGACGTAGTAGCGTCCCAGGCCGCCGTAGGCTTCGCCAGACAACAGCGGAACGACTTGCGAGAGGATCTTGGTTCCCGACGCGACGCCGGAGCCGCTGAGCGTGGTTCCGGGATAGAGGGTGCCGGAAAGGGCGCTGACCGCAGTGAACAGATTGCCGACGATCGTACCGGTGGCGCCGTTGGTATTGGCCCCGATGGTCGACGCGGTGGACGTGCCGCCCGCGCTCGGCGTGGCCGTGGCGGCAAAGTTGATCTTCCCGGTCGACAGATTGGCGTAGGCCTTCTGGCCAGGCAGAGCGGTCGTGGCGCCCAGGTTGTGCATCCAGAAGCCGCCGCCGGTGAACAGCGTCACGGGGAAACCGGCCGGGATGAACTGCGAGCCGTCGGACAGGTAGGTGGTGTTCAGGCCCTGTTGCTCACGGGCGATGTAGCCCGCCGGAACACCGGAGCCGAAGTTGTTCACCACGCCGCCGTTGCCGTTGGAATCGTCGGGCGCACTGACCCAAGCGAAGCGGCCCACGGTGCAGCCGAGCGGGCCGGCCACCAGGGCGCCCGCTCCCGCATCATAGGTGTAGCGGGGGTTAACGTCGCAGAAATCGCCCGACACGCCAACTGCAGGCTGAACAGAAACGGCCGTCTGCCGGCCTCCAACTCCGCTCATTTCAGTTCTCCGTAGGTTTGATTGCGAGTTTCTTCGCTTTTCTCAAGACCCAAGCGGCCTTGATCTTAGCGCGTGACTCAGGGGTGTGACGACGGCCTCTTGCCGATGCTGCTATTCTCGCCAGACCATCTTGGGTGTGGCCTGCGTATACGTGTGGACGACCGTTGCCGGCAGCTGAAATCTTCGCTCGCGCCTCGGCAGACATCGGAGCCTGCCGCTTGCGCGCCTCTCTGAGTTTGGCCTTGGTTTCCTCAGACTGCTTGCGTCCGGGTTTTCCCCGGCATTTGTCGGCGAGCATCTCAATATGAGCGCGTGAGGGGCCATGCCCCTTCCTAGCTGCGCTCAATTTCTGCCGCGTCTCTAGTGACATCGGCCCGATTTTTCGACCGCGCGATGCCGCACCTATTTTCGCTTTGTGCTCTTCCGATAACTTCTTGCCGAGCTTGGCTTGGCGCATCTTCTCAAGCGTCTCAGGCGTGTAGCTTTTGCCGCTTTCGCCGTCGCCGCCATCGGTCAGGTTTGTCAGGATGCCGCCGAATTGCGCTCGCCCTAGCGTTGCGATCAACGCGCGCTCGGTCTCGAAGGCTTCGGGCTCGGTGAGGTTTTCGCGCACCTTGACGCAGGGAATTTCTAACCCTGCGTCCTGTGCCTTCTTGATGATCGACTTCTTGTGCCGATTGCTATCGCCGGCGCGGTCTACGTTCAGATGCTTGCGCCAACGATCTCCAAGACCTTTACCGACATAGAATGGCGCTCCGGTATCGGGCCGGAAGAGAACATAGACGTAGAAATCCGCGCGTTGTATCGGGGTGGTAGCCATATCGATCACTGATCCTGGTCGGATTGGTTAGAGGCCGGTTAGCGCTCGAACGCTGCCGGCCTCGATTTATATCATCCTTTGCGGTCTTAGTTCAGGGCGACTTTCATCGCGCCCGGGAAGCGCGTGGCGTAGCTGTCGACGCCGGCCGCGTCCATAGCGACCTCGGGATCGCGCGCCGGGCGCGCGCCGGGCTTCGGCTGGGCGCTCAGGATCGGCTTGAGCGCGTCGGCATGGAGGGTGTCGACACCCTGGACCCCAAGGGCCTTGAGCGCACCGCGGAACACGTCGGCCCCGCTCTCGGCGCTGTCCATCGCGAGGGAACCGGTCCACGGGCGGACGAACTCGCGGGCCTGACTGATCTCGCGCTGCGTCTTGAGCACGCGCTGTTCCACGGCCTTACCGTGAGCCACGAGAGCGGCGTCCATGGCGGCCTTTGTCGGGGGCTTGTCGGCATCGGGCCAACCGCCCAGATCATCCTTGGCGCCTTCTTTTGCCATGCGAGCGGCCTTTTCCTCTTCGGTTTCTTCGTCCTCGGCCCCACCGCCGCCCAGGAGGGCTTTGAGCGCGGCCAGTTCCTCGGGAGCGAGGCCCTTGAGCATTTCGGACATCTTGGCGCTGGGGTCGCCGCCGGCCGCAGGATCGTCCTCGACGGGGCCGGCGGTGGGGTCAACCGCAGCGGGGTCAGGCGGAACGTCGGGCTCGGGATCGCCAGCGACCTGGCCGCCGACCAGATCCAATACCCGCATGATCACATCGTCCGGCGTGGCGCCGGTCGCGGCTCCAGCCGGCGCCAGGGCTTCCTCGATCCCATCCATGGCGAGGATGGACTTGACCAGCGCGGGCGTGCGGGCTTTCAGGTTCTTCGCCGTCAGCCCCTTGAGAACGGGCGACAGGTCCAGCTTGGCATCCATAGCCAGCGCTGGTGCGAGATAGGCAGTCAGCGCGCCCTGGACACGAATGGCCGTGCGGGACATTGCAGTTTTCGCAGCCATTTCGGGCTCCTTGGATGATGGTTGGATAAGAAGAGCATGGTCCATGCCCAGCGCTCGAAGAGCATCCTGTGGGGTGCGATATTTGCGGCGAAGTTCAGCGATCAAGCGGCTCATGTTTTGGGTCGCTCCTAGAATCTTGCCATCTGGGTATCGTATTCCTTGCGGAAGGCAGCCGCAGCGCGGTCATCTGACACGGCCTTACCGAGCCCTTTTTTCATCGCGTCCGCGTGCGCCTTATCGGCCGCCTTGTGAGCGGCGCTCGTGGCGTTTTCGTGCTTCTGTTGATGAAATTGGTTCGGCTTCTTGGCGCCCTTGCCGCCGCCAGAGCCGCCACCCTTAGAAAACTGGCCGTTCTTTGGATCGTGCTTTACCTCGTCCATCGCCAAGATCGCATCGGCCAGGACTGCCCATTGCCTGTTGCAGTTGATCTCAGCATCAAGCGCCAGCAGCATGGAACCCTCCAGTGCTGCTTCGTCAAGCGCGACATCGGGTCCGACGCGGCCCTTGGGGATCAGGCAGGTGTGGTTGCCGGCTATCGCACGCATCACGCCGTCGTAGGCTTCGCCCTTGTAGGTCCCGGGCGTCATGTCGGGCGTGTAGTGGTAGGACGAACTGAGCTCGTGGCGGCTCTTGTCCTCGATGCCGTCAATCGCCGCCTGGGTCCACACGCTGATATCGTTGTAGAGATAGGGGTCCTCGAACTCGGCGTTCGTGCCCAGCGCGCCCACAACGTCATAGGGTCGGTGATCGTCCACCGACACAGGAACATGGCGATGGAGCAACTGAATCCCGTTGAACGTGGAAGCCGCCGCGGCCAATTCTTTTGGGCATCGCAGCATTTTGTAGCGAACATCAGGCGACAGGCCGAGTTCCTTATACCCGGGAATCTCATCGCCCTTGTATTCGTCGATCTGGGCCTTGCTGATCGGGCGCCGCTCGTAATGGATGCGCCCGACGCTATCTGGTTCCGGCTCGGCGTCGTTGGCCGCGCCCTTGGGTGTCCGATGCATCGTCTCCGAAATGGCGTGGTCCTTTTCGCGGCCCTTGTTCTCGACGAACCCGAACCGCTTATAGAATTCGACCAACCGCGACTTGCTGCCGCCAAAGTCGGACGAAGGTGACAGCGCTACCGTTTTTCCGTTTTTGTCGGCCCAATCAGTGACGGCCTTCATGACCGCTGACCCGGCGCCCGCACTTCGCGCGTCTTTCGGAACCACAATCCGCGAAAGCGTCACAACCGATCCGCTGCCGCCCAAATCGAGCTTCAGGCCCGGATGCTTCTTCTCAAGCGCGTCGGCTAGATCGGTCGGCGTGGCGTGGGACTCACCAGCGCCCTGTCTAAACTCGCCATTGTCAGCGCGCGGATGATCGCCCTCTTTGAAGTCGGCCATCGCGTCACTCCTTAGGCGCGGTCGCCTTCTCAGCCAGGAAATACTCTTCCATGACCTCAGCGAAGGCATCGCCAGCAGCGACCTGGATCGGACGCACAATGGTCATCGTTGGAATTGAGCCGGCGGGGCCGATAGTGATCGTGAGCGACAAGACATTCGGCTCAAGACCGAGGGCCTTGAGGATCGCAGCGCCGGTCTTAGCCGACATGCAAACCGTGTCAGACATTCTTGGTCGCCTTCTTCGGCTTGCCTTGAGAGCCGAGCCATTCCTGAATCGTGACATTGTGCCCGGTGGGGAACATGCCGGCGGCGAGCATCGTGCGCACGGTGTCGGGTCCGAGGTCGTTAAGCCGCGCTTCGAATGCCGCGCGGTCGTCTGCCAGGTCCGGATGATCGAGGTTCATTTGGAGCGAAACCCCATCGTGACGCGCTCAGGCATCCGGTAAATCTTGATGCCCCGGTGATCGAGAAGGCCGGTCGGTTGGGGCGCGGCGTCCACGTCGATTACCTGCATGGTGCGGGCGTCTTCACTCATCACCGTGAGGCCAGATGGACGCTCGCGGGGTTGATCGGCGATCCAGCCGATTGCGGCGTATCGGGCCATGCGCGTTCCTACAGACCAGGGATGATCGGGCTCAGGGCATGTCTGGCCAATGGCGGTTGCTCTTTGAGAGATTTTCATCCCCCGGCAGAACCTGGAGGTTCGCCTCCCAATGCAGTCCGCAAACGATCTTCGATTTCAGCGGAACGATGTGGTCGACGTGGTGCGGAATGCCAGTTTCCTTAGTGAGGCGTTTTGCGCGGCCATAGACCATCAGGATGGCGCTTTCATCCGCCCAAGAGGGGGTTGCCTTGAACTTCAGGGCGCGTCTGAGCGCAGCCTTGGCTGCCAACTTGTCGAGATTGGCAGCACAATACGCCTTCCGATAGACCTTTTCCTTGTCCCCTCGGCGTTCGCGAGCCGCTTTATTACGTTTTCTAGTCAGCTCCGGGTCGCGCGCCCGATAGCGCCGCGCATATTCCAGTTCCTTACCAGGGTTGGCCGCCAAAAACTGTTTTACGCGCTCCCGCGCCAATTCTCGGTTTTGCTCGCGCCACTTGGCTTCGGCGATAAGCCGCCGCTCCCTGTTGGCGATCCGAATCTCTCGATAGTGATTTGGGTTGAGCGCCAATAGGACCGCTGATTTAGCGAGCCTTTCAGCGTGAAGCCGTTCCCGGTGTTTGGCTCGATAGCGAGCATACCTGTCTTTGTAGACGGCGACTTCTTCTAGATTTTGTGGTTCTGTCGCAACAGCCATTCGGGCGCTCCAACGCTCGTGTGGTTAGGGGCTGCGCGGTGCTGGTAACACCGTGCGGCCTCGAAATATAGCTACGACAACGAGGGAATGATAGGTCGGCTAGTACAGCGACAATTTATCAATTCCCCAGGGTGCACATTGCGATCCTCTTTACTGTCGTACATTCCTTCTTTTACGTTGAACTTCTTGCCATCCATAGCAACGTGGGCAGGTCTAGGAACGCGACCGCCGTGGCTATGTTTCCATACGGCCTCGACTATGCCAAGTTCGATGAACCTAGCCCGCGTCAACGCTCCGCTGGCCTTGTTATTCTGATCCCGGCTTATCGTGGCGGCGCGCCGACGGCTGATCCCGTGGATTTTTGCGAGTTCATCCGTCAAGCCGCCCAGGTCGCGTCCAGTCTTCACCGACTGCATGACCGCCGTGTTCACGCTGGTCAGATATTGATCCGGAAGGTTTCGAATGAGCGCCACGCTTTCGTTGACCGTGGCTTTCAGGATATCGCGCTGCGCCGCCGTCAACTTGAACTTGATGCTGATCCCGGCCTTCCGAAGGATCGCTTTGAGCGCGGTATCGGTCCGCTGCGAGGCCGCTTGGGCGAAGTAGGCCGCCAATTCCTCGGCCGCTTCGTCGAAGCGGGCGGTCCAGCGCTTGGATAGGTCCGCCATCGCCCTACGGAGCGCGTCGGCTGGATCGGCGTCATTTGCGGTGATGGTTGGCGGGTCGGCGCGAAAGGCGACACTGAGCGTCTGTGTCACGTCTGCATTCATCTGTCGAATTATTTTTAGAAGGCGACGCCGGAAGTCCATTTCCACGCCGCAGTTGGGATGGACGGGCGGGAGGGTCTTTTCCTTCTTCGCCACGCCCATCCCGGTATCCTATTTCACGGCCGGCTCAGGCCACCTGAACGATGATATCGTCCTGCCATTCTCATTCAGCACATAGACCGCGCTGTCGATGTCGACGAACCGCTCGCTCTCGACGAAGCCGCCGACCAGCGCAGTCTTGACCGGCTCGCGCTGGTAGAGCTTGAGGGGCTGGCCGCGCTCGGAGGGGAAGTGGACGGACGACACATCGCCATAGAGGCTGCATGGTCCATCGGGGCCGGGAGTCTCGGCGCCGTGCATAACTTTCACGATCAGCATTTGTCTTCTCCTAACCGGCCCCATGGTTGGAACCGTAGGAGAAGGGTGGACGGCGAGCGCCTATGCGTCAAGCGTCCTGCGGTTCGCGCGCCCTGTCTGAGCGTTCGCCGTCTTGGCGAGAGCGGTCACGGTCGGGCCGTTCGCCCCGCGCACCGCGATCACCTTCATCCGATCTGTCGCGGCTCCGATCGTCGCGCGGTGGGCGCTCTGTGGCGCTTAGTTGGCCCGCGCCAGTCCCAAGGTCCGGCATCGCGCCTTCCTCGCCGAACATGTCGAGCTGCTCAGGGAGGTCGTCCACGTCGATGCCGCTATAAACACCCTCCGGGTCATCGCTCAAGCGAGCCCGCTCATCTATCGGTGCAAGAACGCCAGCCTCGATGTACTCGGTCGCCGTGTCGGCGCGCATCTTGTCGCGTTCGGCGATTTCCTTGTCGTCGAGTTCCTCAAGGCTCTCCCAATCGAAAGTGATATCAGGATCAACCTCACCCCAAAGCGACAACATGACGAAATCCAGGACAGTGCCCAACTTGGCGGTCATGAATTTTTCTTGGAAGGCCGCGACCCAATCGAGCCAGACTCGGATTTCCCCATCTGACGAGGCATTGAAGCCAGCTGGCTGGATGCCGGTGTATTTGATCCTCGGGATGCCGGTCGCCGAACAGATGTGTTCGAGCGCTTGGCTTTGGAGCGCATCGAGCGACCCCAGCGGCGTTACGACGTTGAAGAACTCCTCGCTCTCCTTGTCCAGGAGCATGATCCCCTGGTTGGTCTGGATATTCGCGAAGAAGGCGGCGCGCTTGTACATGGCGTCGCCGTCGAGCGCCATGAGGTTCGACAGGTCGGTTTGGATGCCCCGCACGCTGAACGACCAGATAAGGTCCGCCACGGCTTGGCGCGTGCGCAACCAGTTGTCGACGTAAGGCTTGACCATCTGTGAGAGCGAAAGGCCCCCAAAGCTATAGCTCGGCTTGAGAAGGTCGGGCACTTCACGGCCGACGAACGGGAGCAGCCGCGTCGAGTGGATTTCCTTGCCCTGGCAGAACCAGCTTTGCGGGTTGTACCAGTCGGGCTTGAGCGGATCGGTCGCGTTGTACTTCGCGGGGTAGCACCACACGGGTTCGACCGGTTTCACGGCCTGGAGGAAGCCCGTGCGCCCGGCAAACTTCGCCACGCTGGCCGCAGAGCGCCCGTTGCCAATCGGCATGACGAGTTCTTCGCGATTGTCCGTGTCGCCCGTGTCGAGATAGAGGTGGGCGCGGCCAAACAGTCCGTCCAGTTCGATCAGCTTGCGGAATGCGCCCTGCACATCGAGGCGCGTCAGTTCTGCGGCAAGCTCGGCGATTTTCCCGGCCTTCGGGTCTTTGCCCTTGTTCTTCCCCTTCGCGGATGCCGACTGCAGCTTGATCCACTTGCGCGTGGCTTCGGTCGCGACGACTTCCGCCATGCGCCGATACTCGGTCCGGACCGCCATGGTCGCGAGTTCGGTATAGCCAAGCCACATCACGCCGTTGGCATAGGCGCCGCCGTAAGCCTGTTGGCCAGCCCAGGCGTTGACCTCGATGATCTGTTCATCATTGGCTAAGATTTCATGCTTGGGAGTTCCGGCCGGAACAACATGCGGCGGATGCCTGGGCATCTCGAAGATCACCGGGATTACATCGGATTGCTGGCCAGTCTTGCGCCGGCTCATCGCCAAGGCGGCGTCTGTGACCTTCCACGGGGGCGGGATGTTCAGTTTGACCACGGGGGGATGTTCGACCGCCGGCGCGGCTACCGCTGCCGTGCGCGCCGCGCGCCGCGCTTCTTGGCGAGCCCGCTTGGCCTTCTTTCCCTTGGCCATCAGACCAGAACCCCTAGAGCCCGTGCTTGGATCAAGATGTCGGTCCATTCCTGCGGGGGCTGCACCATGAACTGACATGAGCCGTCGTCAGAGTGCAGCGGGTGGATGGGCGTCGGGAGCGTGAGGGCCGGGAGGGCTTCAAGGCGCCGGTCAAGCGCCCGGAACGGTTCGCCATGCCTACTCGCCAGGATGCGCCGCAAGATGATCAGTTCGTTGGCCGTGTCTTGGAGAGCCTCGGTTTCGATCGTGATCAACGTCATGGTCATGGAGGTCAACGCGGCCTCCGTGACAGATTGGCGGGTGGATCAGCCCCGCTGCATCGCCGAGCGCTGGAGCATCTTGTCGCTGATGTAGAGCGGGCGCTTCATCGCGAGGGTGGCGTAGGCCCCGCTGGCGGCGTCGACCTGATCGTCGTGGCCGCCCATGGGGAAAACCTCAAGTTCGCCCAGGAAGGCTTCGTTCCAGTCGCCCTGCAGCAACTTGACGTTCCCAGCCTCGGCCTGAGCGGCGAAGGGCTCGGCGCGCGTTTCCTTTGGGCCGGTCTCACGCTCGGTCATGACGACGTGGCCAGCGAGCAAGCGGACCATCGCCGCGGCCTGAGACTTGCCCGCCTGCCCCGGGTCTTCGGATATGTGGATCTTCACATGCCCGTAAGTCGCGCGGTCCTGATCGGCCGTGTTCTTGATCGCTCGCTCGACGTTGAAGGATGAAACCCGCATCCGGGCGATATGCTCGATGTAGACGAAGCCGTCTTGGTCGATAGCCATGAGCAGCCCCACGGTCCAGTCGGGGTCGCTGCCATCCTTGGGGACGGTGGCCGCCAGGTCCCACTTGCGCACCCGGCGGACCTTGGCTGGCGTCGCCTTGACGATCTCAAACCATGCCCGGTTGAACATCGCGCCTTCGCGGGGGGCGGGGCGCTGCTGGTACTGGCCAGCGTAGGCGTAGGACCCCATGTCGCGCTTGAGCTTCTCGACTTCGGCCCGCGGGAAGCGGATCGGGTCGAGGAGTTCGCCGTCCTGGGTCCTGGGGTCTTTCCAGCCGATCGAGGTGATACACCGGCGGTCAGGCTCGAACTCCATCGGGATCATGAGGTGGACGTATTCCATGCCCAGGGACAGGATCACACCGCTCACATCGCCCTCGTTGAGGCGCTGCATAACGACCACGATGGCTGATCGTTGCTGATCGTTCAGGCGGTTGGTGGCGCCCTCACGAAAGCGCCTGGTGGTCGCGTTGCGCTCAACCGCGGACTCGGCGGTGTCGACTGAGTGAAGATCGTCGCAGGTAAGGCGGTCCCCCCGCTGACTCGTAAGAGAACCGAAGGGAACGCCCTCTCGGTTGCCGGTCGCCGAATTCGCGAAGCTCAGTTCACCGCGGCGCGTCAACACTACCTCTGGCCAGAGCGCTCGATACCACTCCGAATCCACAAGGTCGCGCATCTTGCGGGTGTCACGCTTGACCGGAACTTCATTGAACGACGTGGACAGGTAGCGCAGCCATGGGCGGCCGAGCGGTCCCCACTCCCACGCTGGCCATAGGACGCTGACCAGGAGGCTCTTGCTGGACCCGGGCGGGACGTTGATCAGAAGGCGCGTAATGCGCCCAGCGCTCACGGCTTCAAGGTGTTCGCAGTTATGCACCAGGACGCCGTTGGCGAAGTAGTTGTGATTGCCCTCAACCTCTAGGTTGAAAAGGGGACCTGATCGCCGAACTTCGCGTTCAATTGCTGCGATAACGCCCGTGAACGCGCCATAACCAGTTCCAGCGGAGGCAAGTGCTGGTTGGCATGGCATCGCCTGCACAGGGTCACCAGATTGTCCATCCGATGATTGCCTCGATTCCGATCTATGTGATGCACATCCAGACGCTTGGTTCCGGAACAGATGAAGCAGACGCGGCCATCTCGCTTTAGCACACGCCGCTTCGCTGCGTCCCATCCGCGCACGTAGGCCGCAGGTTGCCGACCGTCGATGTAGGCCGCATTGTTCGGCCCAACCACGAACGCGGCGTGACAATCTCGATTGCAAAACACCCCATGAGTTCTTGCCGAGCCCCGCATCTTCGCTGGACTTCGATACACCGGCGCCCCGCATTGGCGACATGGCGTCGGCGCCGACCTTAACTGTGCTTTTGCACGGCAGGCCATGCACCCCTTCGCGCCCGGCGACTTCACGCCGCCGCACTTCGGACAGGCCCGCGTTTCCGGTTTCGTCTTCCAAAGGCCGAAACATTCCATCGAGCAGAATGTGCCGATCATGTGAGAGGGAGAGCGGTGAAACCGCTTTCCGCAATGACTGCAATTCGTTCCCTTTTGCGCCAGGGTCGTCGCGCGCCGGTGAGCGTAGTGGCACGCCCTGCTGCAATACATGCCCTTGGTGCTTTTCGGCGCAAACTGCTTCGCACAGTTCATGCATTTCGACAACTTGATCGCCGATTCTGAGTTCGTCAGTTCGCACATAGCCCTTACCTGCAACATAGACAGGATGGTTTCCGGTCGCCTTAAACCTTAAACCACTTTGGGTCTCGACGGCAAATATACTATCTCTAGGTGACCGCATATGACGTGTGATTTTGCGCCATTCAAGTTCGCCTGTTTGGTGGTTCGCGCTTAGGACCCTCCCAACCCACCCGGTGCGGACGATCTGACCAATCTGCATTGGGCCGCGTTCGGTCGCGATCTCCGTATCCCCAGGCAGACAAATGGCATTGATGTGCCAAGAAGGCACGTAAGTCGTGTTCGGCTCAATGACGTGCCAGGCCTCTTTGACGAAGCCCGCGAAGCTCGTGCACCGCGCCCGGATGGCCTCTGCGTCCTGCTCAACCCGCTGGCGCTCGGTCTCAGCCTTCCGCCTCGCCAGTTCCTCCCTCACCATCCGGGCCATCACCTCCGCTGGAGGAAGACCCGTCAACAATTGCGAGGAGCTTGGTGAGATCATCGGTCGCCATCTTGGTTGGATCGAATGTTCCCACGGCGCCGGAAATCTTCATCTGCGTGGCATCGCCGTACTTCTTCGGCTGCTGCTTGCCCGCCGTCCATTTCAGAGCGTCGATGGCCACACGAGCCGCCGCCGGGTCCATCCGCTTGGCTGCAACCTCTTCGTTGTAATAGACGATGGTGTCGGCGAAAGCGGTCGCGGATGCTGTGGTCGCGCGTGCGTAATGGTCGCGGAGCGGTTGGTTCTCAGGGCCAGGGCGGCCGAGCAATCTAAAGACCTGTTGCCGTGTGGGCATGTGGGCGTCGTTGCAGATGCGACGAAGGCTCTGACCATCAGTCAGACGGGCGCACATTTCCTCAAGAATTTCGTCGGTGACGACGGTTGGCTTTGGTTCGGGGCTAATGTCCAGGAGATCATCCGGGTCGCGAGCCATGCGTGAAATCTCGCGTGAAAAGGGAACTATCCGGTTGATGTACCAAAGCACGACATATAGATTTGATATCAGATTTAGAGGTCAAGTCATGCCGTCCCGCTAGGTTCGACTTAGAGCTTGCCCATGTGCAACGCCCTCATTCGTCGACGCTGATTTCCTACGACTCGCCCGACGCATAGCGACATAGACCCAGCGAGCCCAGTCTTCCTCCCCGTAGAAATCAAGGTTGTAGCCGGCCAAAGCCTCGCCTCCCGCCTCGATCATCTCAGGCGTGATCTCGATCTCTTTGGTGTCCAGTTCGCTCTCACCGTCCACGGCGCTCTCCTTCGCACTTCAATTTTGACGCCGCGACGGAGAGGGCCTAGGGAACGCATCGTTGGTTGGCGGACACTACATTTAGCGTCTGGTACGTCAACCGGATAGTTCCCGGTGAAAATGGGGAGGGCGCAATCCGAGCGTCTCAACGCGTATAGGCTCAGGATTAAGGCTGGGCAAGGGAGGAGAGGTTCACACGCCATCGGCCTGCAGAGCCGTGCTTAGACGCGGGTCGGTGCAACCTCTCTGAAATGAGCCCGACTTTGTCGATTATCGTTCGACGTCGGCCAGAGGGGAGGCCCCGGGGAATTTCCTCTGGCAGATAACGCCGCATTGTCACCGACTGAAAAGTTTCTACCCCCTCGGGGTTCTACTCCGCAAGTTGATATCAGCGTAACTCTCGTGTACATACAGCCCATGAAAAAGACGCTGATAAGCATACGGGTAGACGCCCCCGACCTCGAAGCGATGCGCTCTGAGGCGCGGACGTTGGGGATCACGGTGACCGACGTTCTGGTCAATGCATGGCGCAACGGGCGTGGTGGCGCCTCTGTTCCTGCTGTTCCCAAGCCGGGAGGGCCTTCGTTCTCCCATGGACGGGCGCGCACGGTGGTTGTGCCTGCGAAGCGCCAGCGCGTCGAAGCCGTGGCGTCGCATGGGATCGTGCATGAACTGGAGGGGGTTCAGGTCGGGCCGCGGCGTCCAGCGTTTGGCTCAATGCTGAAACCGACCAAGGGCAAGCCCAATGCGCATCGTTGACCGCGCCACGTTCCTCGCGATGCCCGCTGGGACCGTCTACGCGAAGTTCAAGACGACGTACATTGTCGAAGTCACACACCCGGACCCCAAGGGCGAGATGCCGCTGCCATCGGACACTGATTGCGACGATGTTGCCGACAGCTTGCTTGACGGGTGGGGCTTCCCCGAAGGCGTTGAGGTCAAGGCCTCGTTCGTGAAGCGCGTCTATCTCTAACCTGATATCACTTTCTTTCGTCGCTCCTCGCCTTCTCTATTGCTTCCCCCACGCAAAGTGATATCACTTGTTTGTCAGTCCGATCCGGACGCTCTCATGAGGACAACCCAGATGGCCAAGGCCCCCAAGTTCCCCATCCGCCCCGACACGCTGGTCACGCTTCACGCGGGGACCGAATTCACCGTGATCGAAATGCGCGAGTTCTTCGCGGACAACGAAGGTCTGGACGAAGCGGCAATCATCGCCGATCTGGAGCGCACGGGCGAGCATGTGGGCGGCGGGGGCGCCGGGATCACCTATCGGCTGTCTTTCATCTCCGAGGGCATCCAGCGGCTTCCCGTCGAGGCTGTGAAGGCGATGGCATCCAAGAGCTTTCTCGGCGGCATCAATGTCGATGTGATCTTGCCGCTGTCCTTTCGCGGGCAGCGCGAACTGGAGCGCCGCGCGGGTGCGGTGTCGCGGCTGATGGCGGCGGTGGGATGATGACCGTGAAAAGACATCGATTCGAGATGCCATGCCTATTCGCCACCCTTTGCTTCATAGGCGCCAGCGCGGCCTTTCTGGGAGGCATAATGGCAGGGCTGATGATTGCGATGGCTTCTGCTCCGATATGCCGATGACCGACCTCACCAACTCCACCCCGGTCGAAGTCTCCATCGCGGATGGCGAGCCCTACGCGACCACGCTCGGCGAGTTCAAAGCCCAGATCATGCGGATAGACGATGATTGGGCCATTGTGCTCGGCGTGCTGGCGCTCGGTAAGGTCTGCTGTGGCCGTGCGCAGGGTGTGCGGTGGGTCGTGAGGGTCGCGGGCTAACTGGTTCAAACAATCAATAGGAGACGAGACCATGGCCGAGGATGTCAGTCCGAAACCCCCGAGCCCGCAGCCCGAATACCTGGGCGACGGCGTCTATGCGTCCTTTGACGGATACCAGATTTGGCTGGCCGCGAACCACCATGAGAACCGCGTCGTTGCGCTTGAGCCGGCAGTGATGGTGCAATTGCTGGACTTTGCCCGACGCCTTGGAATGAGCCTCTAGGCCACGCCGTTGAGCATCCTGCACCGCATCTGGGCTCGGCGTTCCGTTGGATAGCCCGTAGCGCGGCCCTCGTGCTGTTCGACCTCACGCTCCATGCAGCCCGCGACCCTGACCTGACGCTGGACGTACCATTCCCCGCGCTGGCGATTGAACCACGGCGCCCAGCGGCTCGCGTGGCAGGTTGTCGCGCATGAACTCGGCGCGCGGCTCACGCGGCTACGCGGCGGCGCGCACGGGCGTTATCGTGGAGGGTGTAGGCCCCCAGGAGGTTATCGCACGCATGGCGGACCTGGGACGGCTGGGCGGCTTCGTTGGTCACGCCCATGACGCGCTCAACCACGGCTCGCCAGTCGACGGATTCGCCGCGGGTGATCGAGGGGCCGAGCAGCGAGAACAGGAGTTCGTAACTCTTGACGCCGCAGTGCTGGGCGACGAAGTCGAGGCGCTCGCCGGCCGCGAGGCGAAGATCCATTCCGTCTCGGTTGCCTGAATTGTCCACCGGTGCGCCCATGCCCGATGCGCCTACGGTCTGGTGACGGATGGCCAAGTCTTTCTGCAGGCGATCGATGCAGACCATGTGGGCGGCGTCCAGCACGGTCGCGCCGCTCTTGAGCCGAGTTCGAGCCAGGATGTCGAACACCTCCGATCGCTCGGCGTATGTGATCTTCCCGGTGATGTCCCGGCGCAGCGTTACGCCATTGCCCGTCTGGAGTTCGGTTATCCCGGCGTCCACACCCCATGTTTCAGGGCCATCACCGCTTGAGGATGTCCGAACGGCCCTGGCGCGCTCGTATTCCTCCGATTGCTGCTGTTCTCGGTCGAACCGTCGCCGGGCTTCGTCGGATGCAGTCAATACCTGGCGCGCGGCTGGCGCCTTGTTCGGCTTCGGCTTGCCCATGCGTATTCCCCGGGGATGAGATCGCTAATGCTAAGGCGAAATCGGTTAATTGCATATTGTCGAAATTTCGTGATATCAAACCCGCGTCAGTTCGAACCGAACGCCCTGTTTCAGGAGACCAAGATGCTTCATCCCATCATTTGGCTATTCGCGCTCGGCGCCGGTACGCTCGGCCTGCCGTGGCTTCTGGTCGCCTGGCATTCGTCGCCGATCCGGTCGCCCGGGTGGATTTGCGGGCCAACCGCTTCAGCCTTCGCGCCTCAGATCGGTTTCTGGCTGGCCGTGGTGTTGATCGTCGGGAGGGTGATTTTAATTCCGATTCCAAGGGCGCGATCATCGTCTCGTGGCTGATCGGCGCCCCGATCATTGTGGCTGCGATTGTCGGCTGGTGGTCGCTCTGCCTGCTGCCGTTTGCCGCGGTCGCGTGGCTTCTCACCCATTTGTTCAGATAGGATCGACCATGGATCGCCCGATAATCGATGAGGACACGTTGGCGCGGTGGGTTCACAACGCCGAGGTTGCCTTCGCCGCCGGCACGTCGTTTCACGTCGGGGGCGCCGATCTTCTCAGTCTGATCGCCGAGGTGAGGCAGGCGCGGGCGCAGAGCGACGGAGAAACCATCGCTTCGACCGCCGAACGTCTGACGGGTGCAGAGCTTGCGAGTGTTGATGGCCTGACACGCTCGGCGTGGGCAGTCCGCTGTCCCAATGAACTCAGCCGGCGCATGTGGGCTGAAATCACTGAGCGCCGCGCCGAGGATCAGCGAATATACGCGCTTGGTCATGACGATGAACCCATTTGTCTTCAACTAGACGAACTGCTGGCGCTATGGACGGATGCCTTCAATGTGCGAGCGAAGAGAGGTCCCGCTGAAACAAAGGCTGTTCCGATTGCCCTCATGGCGAAAATGCTTGCCGAGTTGCGCCAGCGCCGCGCCGAGGATGAACTCTACGGCCAGCAGATGGCAGACCGTAACCGGGACGTGGAGATGGCCGGTGCGGAACTTCGCCGAGCGACAGCTGAGTTAGAAGCTGGAAAGGCCGAACTCGCACGGGCGCGGGAGACGCTGAACACGGCTCTCCGATTGAAGTTGGACGTCCAGGCCGAGCGGGATGCGCTGGTGAAGGCGGCGCGGGAGGTGGTGGCCTACGGCGAAAAGTACGCCCCTCACCTCGAAGTCCAGGCCGCACGCTTGTTTTCCGCCCTGGCCACCGCCCTCCCACCCCAAGAGCCTGAGATCAAGACGATGGACGCGGCGGATGGGCGCGGCGGATCTATCACCATGACCGTCGCCTATCGCGTCGGTGAAGACGCCGTAACCGTCACCGCAGCGGGACCTGATACCTTCGCGGCGCTCAAAGCACTGGACGCGGCTTTGGACGCATCCAAGAAGGCTCGCCCATGACCATCACCCTCGCTGGGATAGCCTTCGTTATTGGCGTGTTCGTCGGTTGTGCGATCGGCGCGCTGATCTGGGGGCGCACTTGGTCATGAGCGCAGATGGACCATGGCCCACGCCTCCCAACGTCACAAACCATGTGATCGGCGATCTTATCGAGGTCTCAGGCTGCCGCTTTATCCTGCGCCGGATTGAGATCGACGGTCGCACGGGGAAAGCCGAACTGACCGTCGAACAGGTTTTCAGATTCATAGAGGTCCGGGTGGAGGCGGGTAAGCCATGAGCATGGTTGAGCGCGTAGCGCGGGCTTTCTGGGATACCCAGCGCTCGCCGATGAAAGCCAAATTCGATGACCTTGAGCCCCATCAGCGCGAAAGGCTCTCCGAACAGGTACGCGCGATGATTAAGGCCACACGCTACGAGGACGCCGACGAACATGCCGCCATCGCCGCGTCGGCTTCGGTTGGCCAGATAGACGCCGTGACGGTCATTGAGGCTCACAACGCCTTTATCGACTCCGCCCTGGCCGAGGAGGGGTGAATGCCGTCGAAGACCGATGAACTGCGCGCCCAGATAGCGCTTCGCCTGCTTAAAGAGCAGATCAGACGAGAGCGCGAGTGGCGTCACCCTGTCAACCGTCTTGGGCGATGGCTCGGCGGTGTGGCGCGGTCTGTCGCGTCGGGAGGGTGGGAATGAAAGCGCTGATCTTCATCGACCCTGATAACGCCGTTCACACGGCCACCGGTCACGGTCTCGACATGTTGGGCGCGCTGGATGGAATCAATGTGCGCAGGCATCAAGAGCCCCCAGAACCGGACGCGGAATATAGGGCTCGGCTCGTGAAGGCGTTCGAGGAGTTTTGGGCGAGTTTCCGCCCATGATCACCACCGGCAAAGACCTAAAGCGCGCCCGGAAGGCCCTGATGCTGTCTCAGCCGGACCTGGGCCGCGCGCTGCGGATGAAGGGTTCCCCGAATGCCCTGATGGAACGGGTGCGGGAAATGGAAGAAGGGCGCCGGGAGATATCGGGACCGATTGCGACAGCAGTTGAGGCCATGCTCGCTGGGTTCATGCCGGAAGGCTTCGAACAATTCTGATATCACTTCTTGCGTTCCCTCGATAACATGATATCACTTTCTTGTCGGCTGCATCGCAGCGCCCATTGGGGACACGGAAATGCCTTCTCAAACACCAGACGACTCGCCCGCTCTCGATACGAGCTTTCACGATCACGTTGGGCGCCGCTGATTATGCGCCGCCTGACCAAGCGTGATTACACCGTGATCGCCGACGTGCTGAACTTCGTCATCGTCGGCGAGAACCCCTTCATGGAAGAAGGCTCCCTGCCAGAGGACCAGATCACGGACGACGAACTTAAAGCCGTCCTGCGCAAGGTCGAAGAGCGCGAAGCCTAAACCCTCACAGCCAGACCCAACCGGAGAACCACTATGCCAGAGATCATCGCCGAGCGCGTTGAGAAACTGCCGCTGATCCATCTTCGCGGCGGTGGTCACAAACCGCCCCAAGGCCCTCGCGATAGCGACGACTTCGAAGCCTGCGCGATGGAGGTTGTCTCGTGGATAGCGGGCGAGCCGTGGTCGGACCATCCTGAGTGCGCCTGCCCGATCATCGGGGCATTCATGCGCTCGTGGAACGACAATCTGCCCGACGAAAAGCGCACCACGCTCCTCCGGCCGCTGCTGCCCAAGCTGGTCGGCACGCGCGGCTCGCCCGACCTCGAACGACGCCGGGTCATCATGATCAGCGATTGGCTGATTCGGGTGGATACGCCGGCATGGTTGCGTCTTGCCGGTTTGGAGGGGCAGGCGAAGGCGCTGGAGAGCCTTCCGGAGATCACTGACTTCGAAACCACGCCTCCGCTGCGCGCGGCGTTGGAAGCAGCCGAGCGCGACGCTGCTGCGCTCAAGAAAGACGCCAGGGACGCCTGGGACGCCTGGGACGCCAGGGCCGCCAGGGACGCCTGGGACGCCAGGGCCGCCAGGGACGCCTGGGCCGCCTGGGACGCCAGGGACGCCTGGGACGCCAGGGCCGCCAGGGCCGCCTGGGCCGCCTGGGCCGCCTGGGACGCCAGGGCCGCCAGGGCCGCCTGGGCCGCCTGGGCCGCCTGGGCCGCCTGGGCCGCCTGGGACGCCAGGGCCGCCAGGGACGCCAGGGCCGCCTGGGACGCCAGGGCCGCCAGGGACGCC